TATTGCTCAACAAAATATCTCTGATTGTTTACAATCGTTAGAATTATTCCAGATACGTTTGAAGGGATCGGACTTATTCCTGCCTGTATGTAAAGAGCTATGCTCCCTGCGTTTACGTCTGGCATTATCTATAAAGCACGGAAACTGGCCCGTACACTACCCCCGTTCCTGATTCCAAACTTCCTATCTGCATATTAAGTAAAGTATTTGTTGTGAAGCTTCCTGTTGTTACTGTGAAGTTTTCATTCTGAGATAGATTTGTTCCGGATGTGACTGTAAAATTGCAGAAGGTTATTCCTGTACCTGATTCAGTTAGAATTATACTCCCTGTAAAATTTGCAGTAGCCACTACCCTCAACAGCTCACCATTAATTGCGTGGTCTGTCCAAACTGATGGAAATGTTTCGTTTCCATCTGCTTGAGGGAATCTGTATTCCTTTATTCTTATGTCTCTTACCATTTGTCCTCCTTACACTTATCGCCTTTGCATGCCTGGTTGAAACAGGCGTGAATATGATGTCTTGGATTTATGATATAGTTCCTCGTTTCCGGTGTTATCTATTCACCAAGACTTTATCTTTAGCTTATACTTCCTAAATGAATCCAAGTAGATCCACCTGTTGTCTTGTTCATGTAAAGCTCGCCGTTTGTTGCGTCATATGAAATCCCACTTTGTGGAACTCCTGTGACTACAGCATCTGGTCCGCCATTCACTACAATAACTCTCCCAAGTCCCTTCACATTAGCTGCGTTGGCACTTGCAGGCAATTGCGTTGCAAGACCCTGACTCAGTCCTATTAACGTGCTGCCAGTTGTTGATACCGCCATTCGTTATTAAGATGTCGTGATCTTCGCTATTGCGTTTGTCCTTAGGGGTGCTACTTCAATTCTTTGAGTAAGTGCTGCTGCTGACATGTCGTATGAAGGCAGTTCGAAGTTTTCCACTGTTAGTGGTCTCTTCTCTGCGATTACATATGCGAAGTCTCTGTCTATGACATATGAACTTGTTGCTGTCATACCTGCGTTAGTAGATACTCTTACAACGTTCAATCCATAGATATTTCCAACGAATCCTCTCTGCAACATCTCAGTGTTTCCGACCTTCTGATATTCTACAAAAGTGTCTATGTTTCTCAAGTCATTTAATACTTCGAATCCGATTATAAAGTCTGTTGCAACTTTGTCTGCGTCTTCAAGATATTGAATTGCTCTTGTGATGTTTGCAATTGTTATAGCTGCTCCGCCAGATACAGTATTTGCTGCCTGATCGAGTGCCTTGCTGATAACTAATGAGTTCTCGTTCTCGGCAAATCTCCTACCTGCAATCTTAATGTTATGCTCAAGCAAGTTCCAGTTTGCATCTTCTAACATTTCTCTTGTTATTCTGATTGCAACTCCGTACTTAAGTGGCTTAACGTTAGTTGTCTGATATTCGGTTTGGTCGAGTGGAATTTCTGCTCCTTCCGCCACCAATCTTACCTTCATTTTATACTCAACTACTTTGTTGATGTCAATGCTGCTTCCTGGGATCTGGTCTGGCCCAATATATAGGGCAGCCAATTCTCTTGGGATTAACATTTTCAATGACTCATCTATAAGTGTTGGATATATTTTCTTCGGTATAAGCAAACTACCCTCAGTTCCAGTTCCTGTTGTCAAGAACTCCTTAAGATATTTGTATTCCGCCATTAGGGTGTCAATTGGATGATCGTGAAGACAGCTGTACCAGATGTCGCTCCAAGTAATGCTCTACCTACTTTCTGGGATAATAAGCCCTGTGGTCCGTTTGCGTCCATTGTTGCTGAACCCAATCCGTGAACCGCATCTGCTCCGCCAGCAAAAACTGCCTGACCTCCGAATACAGTACCATCAGCTTGTACTATGAATGTGCCTTGTGTGGCTACAGATACATAGCTATTTGTTCCTGATGCTGTTGTTCCTGGGGTTATGACAAGTCCATTAAAGTTTAGACCTGATGCTAATCCAGCGATTACTATATCGCTTGATGCATAGGTATCTGCTCCTGAACTTACGTTTCCTACTGCTCCCGAGAAGTATACGAGTTGTCCGCCTGTGACTCCAACTGGGTTAAGAACAGTTATTGTTCTTGGAACCCCTCCGTCAAATATTGGCACTGCTCCTACTGGATTTACCATTAGTTCAATGTGATTCGACCCTTGGAATTAGGCATTGCCCAAATAGACAAACCGACTCCTGTCTCACATCTTTCGATCATGAAACTGTCGATGCCTTTAGGTGCCTCATGCGTTACCTGGGACTTGATCTCCTTCTTTTCCTCGGTCACATTAATGTCTTTCAATTGCTCAATTAACATTCTGACTGTTTCCTCAGTAAGATTTGATACGTCCTTTTCAGTCACTTTCTTGTCCTTACACAATTTCTTGTAGGACTCTTCAAGTGCCTGTCGCTTCTCCATACGCAATGTGCTCAGCTCTTCCTTTAGCTTTGCGACTTCTTCTAAAGTCATTGCGTTTTCCTCCGTCATCTCACCATACCTCCTTTCAACTTTTTTATCCTGAACTTGCGTTCTGGAATATGATTCAAGGGCTTCCTTGAGTGAATAATTGTTTGCCATCGCCATTGCAAAGTCAGCATTAATATCTGCAGGTACGGCGACAAGACTCAATTCTGCTATCTCCATTCCTTTCGCTATATATGCGCCCGTTGATTCTTCCTGAATTAATTCCTTGCAAAATGCTCCTATTGAAACGTTTTTAATTCTACCATCTCTGATCATTTCTCTTATATTTTTGTCCATTACCTTGGCTTCAAACTCAATACTTCTGCTTTGAGGATTAAATGCTGCATTGCTGACTACTCCTTTGATTGATTCAACTCTATTATCGTGATCTACTAATAATGGCTTTCCAATCATTCCGGGAGCACATCTTTGCAATTCCTCTGCTACATACTTGTGATTATTTCTTGTGGTTGTTTCTGTTATGGCTGTCCCTTTAATCATGAAGTCTGGCTCTAATCCTTCCTTGACTACTGACTCTTGAACTGTTATAGGTGCATAAAATTCGAATGTTCTCCAACTTTCATTTAATTCTGTGTCTGTTGCTTCTGTTGGTGACTTTCCACCATGAGACTTCTTCCATTGTGCTACTCCCATTGCCCATGACTTTTTCTCGCATTCCTCGTCGGACATTTTAGGATTAGTTTTTTTCAGATTTGCTTTTATTGCTTGACGCATCTTGTCGAATTCTTTTGGCATAAATACCTAACTAAAAATATCTATTTAAGAATATGCCCGTGTTTATACTAATCTTTATAGCTATCAGGAGGACTATCATTTATTCCTGGTGTCTTTAATTGATCTACTGGGATACTTTCTATATGTTGTCTGGTTCTAAATCTATCCTTAGGATATCCTCGACTATCTCTTGATTGGAATTTTTGTCCTTCCAAATCTGCTCTCGTTCCAAATAAATTATTTTCTTTGCCTTGCATCAATGCATTCTGCACATTTGTATCTGATCCTGTATAATCTGCCCATGCACCATAAACAATCACAGACTCATTCTTTAATACTTCTTGTCCCTGACAGATATGTTCATAGTCTCCAGTGTTAGGCATTCTAATGCATCTCTGCTGACACTTAGGACAAACGAATACAGTTACTTCCTGCATTCCTGAAGCCAGAGATTATGCTTGATAACCTCTTCCTCCTGTTCTTTTTTGATTAATTCGAGAATATGTTTGCCACATACTATCTTTGTATGAAAATAACACAATCCTTTCTCTTCGCATCCCGGAACATCGCATCCTGGTCTTGCTATTAACTGTTTATCAAATATCATTTAAACCTCAACTTTATTTTTGCTGTCTCGCTTTCTACATCTGCCCTTTTGACTATCATCTTCGATCTAATATAAACATTTAATTTCTCATTTATGAAGTATGCTTCACCTTGAAAGTTCATCCTGTGCCCTAAATTGTTGACTACCATGTTCTTCAATGAAAAGCAACTGACTCCTTTGTTTAATTCAGAACTGAATAATGTATACCCTAACTCTGACACTATTTGCACCATTGAATCTGCTGGGAGATATAACATGACTTGCATTAACTCGCCAGTCAATTTCCTTGTCTGTTTGGATCCTATTCCATTGATTAATTCTACGTTTATGTCTGTGTCCATTATTCTGTTACTCCTATCAACGCACACCTACAGTTTACATGTAATGGTGGCTGACTATCTCCTACACTCAAATCTCCTATCTCAAATAATTTCCCATTCATCTGCTCACAAGCTGGACATGTTCTGTCGCTTATCGAACTTAACCATCTTACTTTCTTTATGTCCTTATCTTTGTACATATCAACTAATCCTTGATTGCTTAATCTGACTGTCTCTGTTCTTGATATTACGATTGGTCGTTCTTCTTTTGTAAGCATTAAATTTCCTTCTGCGTCCTTTCTATCCTTTAATGGTACTTTTTCCATTATGTTCTTGGCTATCTCATTGACTGATTCATTACTGACAAATCCATTTCTTAAGACTCTTCTCAATTTATTTAAATCAATTTCACTTAAAAGCCCCATATCTATTTCCTTCTCATCTATGGCCCTCAAATCCTTGAACTCATCTATATGTATTCTGTCAAGCACAAATGCAAGATATTCCTTATAATTAAAACCCGGTATCTCTTGAATGTTTACCCATTCGTTAACTGTCAGATCTGCTGATTCTTTAAAACCCCAAGACTCTGCTATCTCTTTGGCTGCTGGCTTTTCTCCTGGTATTTCCGGCTGTTTAATGTTCTGTTCTTTCTCTCTCTCGGCTTCTGGGTTCTCTGGGATTTCCAGTTCATCTGCTTCCTTCTCTTTTCCAAGTAAAGTTAATACTTCCTTCTCAAGAGTAATCCTTACTACTGGATTTAACATTGCATTATTAAGTAATTGACCAAGTTGTTGAATTCTTTGATTGATTTTCTGCTCACTTGGTTGTCCCCACACTATCTCAACTTTTCCGGCTAATCCATTTAATGTAAGAATTGGCTTGAATATCTGATCCTCTATTACCTTTCCTATTGCTGCTTGAAGTGATTGAATTCTTCTTTCGAATGCATCCAACTGCACCTGAGCAATGCCTTCGTTTTGGTAAGCACTGCCCATAAGTACCGCAGGAATTTGGAAAGCATATAATAAGCTCTCCATGTCATGCTCCATGACTGTTGTAAACTTTTCACCTAAGTTACCGAAGTCTATGACTTTGAATTCTGCTCTATGATCTGTGGCCCACTCATGCATGTTGTTGAGATATTCTAATTTTGCACCGAATGCACTAATATCACTCTGTGTTGCTGGTTCTTCTGGACTTCCTAATTTAACATGAATAGGTGCATTTGCTTTTCTCCTGATTAACATATGCATATCTCTATCACTTCCTACTATGTTATCAATCGTGTAAAGTGCAGGTGCCAATAATCCGATACCATATGCATCATCACCTATTTTATCCATTGGCAAATGAGCTATTTCTTTCTTATCAAATGGAATAACTTGCTTAGGATTAAACTTATCGAACTTTCCTACATATTGATTGTAACCTTTTATATCACCGAACTTGTCCCTTGATACATACATTGAGTTTGCGTTTATTACTTTCAATTGTACTTTGCTTAAGTCTTTTGATAATGCTATCTCCATGAATCCGTTTCCTTTGATTAAACCTTCTCTTATCCACTGCCTTAAAATTTCATGAAATTGAATGTCTTCAATGAAATCATTAATAACCCTTTGTACCTTTTCGTTCTCTGACTCTACATAGAATCCTGGCGATACAATAAAGTCAATATGCTTGTCTACTGCTGCTTTTGCTATTCCGAATTTCTTATAAGTCTTTTCGCATTCCTCAAATTTAAATGGGTGGTCTTCTCCGAGTTCCTTTGGGAATGTTACTGGATTTGATTGAACTTGTCCCTGCATTGCTTCTGTTAGATTAGTTGTCGTCTTAGAAGTATAAGGCATCATTATTTTGCTTTGTAACTTTCCCATTTTAGTTTGTGTTGTTTTCTCCTTTTTAAATTAATCCTGGATTTATACTATCTATTGAATGCTCCTCTTACCCCAATGATTGGAACTGGTCCACCATCTCTGTGACTTAGAGCCATCGCTATACTCCAGAACGCATCACCATGACCGTCTGTTGTTTCCAATGCTTCAAGATTATTGTTTACACTCAATATGCTTCTTATCATTCTTTGACTGTTCTGAAATCTGATTGCACCCTTAGTCACAGTCTTTGCGAAGTTTGCAGCCATCTTGAACTTCTCTGATTGCGTGAATTTAATTGGTTGCCATATGCCTCTTCTAATTACACCTTGCTCCATGAAACTTTCTAATTCTCCACGAGTCGCATCAAAATAAACACGCCTTATCTTGAAGTCATCTATCTTCTGATTTATGAATTCCACTTGCTTTGTATAATCCCAATTGTCCATGAACACCTGATATACTTGAATGATTAGTCCTTTCGCATGCATGAATATTGTGAAATGTGATGGGTGTCTGACTTTTCCAATATCATATCCTGCAATTAAAATCTCATCTTCTCCTGGCCAACTATTCAGTTGATTCAGTCCTGGATCTACCAGATTCATTATTTCATCTCGTTTAAAATATGCATCTTCTGACCATACTGGGCTACACATGTATTCCTTGCTGAATGCCTTTTCTCCTATTTCCTGGTCTTTTATTTCCATTAAACGATTATATCCAAACATCTCAGGCCATAAGGTTGTCTTGTCTACATCATTTATGATTGCTCGATACATTGCCCAATTAAATCGTTTGGCTTTGTTCTTGATTTGAAAGAATAAGTCTTCACTATGCTGTGCAGTTCCAACCAGATGCAATTCTCCACCTTCAATTGGCAAAGACAACACTTCCTCAAAAAATGCATTAGTTATTGTCTGAATGATTGTGATGTTCATCTCGTTTGTTGGGTCTTGAAGTATATCATCACAAATAACACCATATCCATGCCATCCTCTGTTAAATCTTAGGATGCTTGCCGGG